TGACGGTGACCCCTGGTAGAAACTACTCGTGTATGTCATTGCGTGGTAAGTAGTCGTGCGTAAGCTCAGCACGACGACTCCTAACCCGCTAACAATGACGAGCAGGAAAATGACGGGAGAAAAGTAAAAATGAGAAAAAGAAAAAAAGTTAGTAAAGAATTAGATGTTGCTAGAAATATGCCACCACTTTATCACAAGTTACCTGGCGAAGAATATGACGTGAATAAAAGTGAAGTGGCAAGATGGTTGATACAGCAACCGGACATTTTGAATTATGTCGTAAATAGAATAAAGGCTTCCGGAACAAGTGAACCACTAATCAAATACAATCCTTCAACTGGTAAATGGCAAGGTGTAGATTATGATAATTGAATTTTTTATGCCGA